TATTACTGCTATTAATAGTTTAACAGGAGCGGCACAAACATTAGCAACAGGAACAAGTGGGACAGACTTTGGAATTAGTTCTACAGGTACAACACATACATTTAATTTACCCACTGCAAGTGCTACAAATAGAGGAGCATTAAGTTCAACTGATTGGAGTACATTTAATGCAAAAGGTAATGGAACAGTTACATCAGTAGCCGCTTTAACTCTAGGAACAAGTGGTACTGATTTATCTTCTTCAGTTGCTACAGGAACTACAACACCTGTAATTACTTTAAACGTACCTACTGCTTCCGCAACAAATAGAGGTGTTTTAAGCTCAACTGATTGGACCACTTTTAATGGTAAACAAAATGCTTTAAGTTTTACTCCATATAAGTATATAAATACAACACAAGCTTCAGTAACAGGTACAACTTCTGAAACTATTGTAGCCACCGCGACTATTACAGGAAATACCTTTAATGCTAACGATGTAATGAAAATGTTTTTTTATGTAACAAGAGCAGTTATAAGCACTACTGCAATTATGAAAATAAAAATAAATACTTCTAATACGTTATCAGGTGCATTACAATTAGCACAATATTCTATATCTTCAACTAATATTTCTGCTTTAATGCAGAGAACATTTACAATTTCAGGTGGTAATATATATGGGTATCCAAATACAACAAGTGTTACATCTGATACTGCAGTTTCAGTTTCAGGACCTACTGTTACGACATATAATCCTGCAAATACTATTTATGTATTTTTTACAATTACAAACGGAACTACAGTAGATAATAGTACATTTTTAATGGCTAATATAACAAACTAATGAAATCAATAATAGACAAAAATACAGGTAAGTTAATTTGCGCAACTGCAATAGAGATTGATATTTTAGAAAATGAAATGTTAATCGATGAACTATTAACTGAAGAAATGGAAAATCCTTATTTTGATTTTGAAACAAAAACATTTTATAACAAACAATAAACAAAAATAAATTATGGCAATAATATATAGCTATCCAAAAGCTACAATACAATTAGTAGATTATTTAATAGGAACAAAAAAAGGTGAATCTGGAAATCCAACAAAATCATTTTTAATTTCCGATTTAGTGGATTTAATAAATAATTCAGCAGGCAATGTACCTTATGTAGGGGCTACTGAGAATGTAAATTTAGGTAGTAATGATATATATACAACTGGAGGAGCAAGACTATATGACGATGGCACCGTACAGGGAAGCACCTTCCAATTTACAGGTAATGGGTCCTATATAACAAGCGCGGCTACGACTAATAGAGTATGGACATTACCTAACGCAACTGGAGTCCTTGCTTTACAAACAGCAGCAAACGGATCTTTTACTTCTGCAAATGGTAAGACAATAACAGTTGTAAATGGAATAATAACTTCTATAGTATAAATTATGAGTAAAGAGCAATTAGATATATTATTAAACAAATGGATAAGTAGAAAACTGTTAGTATTCGTAGTTGCATGCGGAGGACTATTCTCTGGGTATTTAACTTCATCTGACTGGGTGATAATTGCTACGGCTTATGTAGGAATTCAAGGATTTACAGATATTGTTAATAAATTAAAAAGATAATGGATCAGCCTAGTTTACGCGTATATTTATTAAACACTTTAACACTCGCAATGAGTTTTACAGATTTGGAAGCAAAATTAAAAATTATGTTATTGTTAATATCAATAATATATACCTCAATGAAAATATGGGATTGGGTACAAATAAAAATAAATAAAAAAAATGAAAATAACAGTAAAAAGAATACACAAGACTGATATTTCAACTACAGGAGAATTATATATAGATGGAGTATTTGAGTGTTACACATTAGAAGACGTAGAAAGAGAAGTAAAAATAAAATGTGAGACAGCGATACCAAAAGGAACCTATAAGGTTATAATAAACCAGTCTAATAGATTTAAAAAATTAATGCCTTTATTATTAAATGTACCAAATTTTGAAGGAGTGCGTATCCATAGCGGAAACACTAATCACGATACGGAGGGGTGTATACTGGTTGGTCAAACAAGAAGTAAAAATTTTATTGGGCAATCTAGGAAAGCATTTGATAAATTATTTAAAAAAATGCAAGAGGCAAAAAATATAATTATAATAATTGAATAACAATGAAAAATCTTACACTATTATTATTAGTGGTTTTAACTTCATGCGCCTCTCGCAAGGTTGATGTAAGTAAAATCGAAATAAAGAAAGACAGTATTGTAGAAGTAAAAGCTAAAGTAAAAACTTTAGAGACAAAAAATGTAGTTGATTCAACAAATATAATCACCGAAGTAAATACAAATGAAGTTTGTATTGAACCTTTAGATTCTACTAAAGAAATGGTTGTAGACGGGAGGATATATAAAAACGTGTCTTTAAAGATAAAAAAAAATAAAGTTAATACTACGTATAGAAATAACAAAACAGAGTCTAATATTAAGCATAAGGATTCCGTAGGAGTGTCTAAAACGTCTTTAAAAGAAAGTGCAATTAATAAAACAAAAAAAATAGATAAAAAAGCAAATTACTGGTGGATAATTTGCTGGTTAATACTAATACTAATTATATATTTATTATGGCGAAACAGACGACGAATACTCAACGCGCTGTAAAAAGCATATCAAGGCCTGGAGTTCATGCAAAAAGCAAGACATCAAATTTAAAGTCTTCTAAGTTATATAAAAAAAGTTATAGAGGGCAAGGAAAGTAAAAACCGTCAATAATAAGTAATATATACAATATAATTAAGTTTAATTAAATCAAATAAAATGTCAGATGCAATCGTTAAAAATCTAAACTTCGGAAAAGAAGCTAGTGAAAAAGTATTTGCAGGAATAGAAAAGTTAACAAAAGCTGTTAGTTCTACTCTTGGTGCAAGTGGTAAATGTGTTCTTCTAGAGGACTCTATGGGTAAGCCTGTTATTACTAAAGATGGTGTATCCGTAGCGGATTCAATTATTTTGTTAGACCCTGTTGAAAATATGGGTGCAACATTATTAAAAGAAGCGGCTAGAAAAACAGTTAGGGAAGCCGGAGACGGTACAACCACTGCAACAGTATTATCTCATGCAATTTTAAGCGAAGCATATAAATCGCCTGAAATTAATACTAGAAAAATGAAAGAAGGTATTGAAACAATGTGTAATAAAGTTGTTGAATACCTTGAAAAAAATAAAATTGAAGTTAAAGGAGATATGATTGATCAAGTAGCAACCATATCTACAAATAACGACAAAGAATTAGGTAAACTTGTTGGAGATGCATTTAGATCTGTAGGTAATACAGGAATTGTAATGATGGAAACATCAACTGATGCAGAATGTAGTTTACAAGTAGTTGAGGGTGTTCAATGTTCTATGGGTTTAACCACTCCGCATTTTGTTACAAATCAAAAAAGCAAAACAGCAGAACTTGATAGTCCTTTAGTATTGTTAGTGGAATCTGAAATAGAGAGTATACGACAAATACAGACTATATTAGAATATGTTATAAAAAATAATAAGTCCTTACTTGTTATTGCTGATATGGATCAAACAGTCTTATCTGCATTAGCAATGAATAAAGTAAAGGGCAATATAAAAATAAATGTTATTAATGCACCAGTTTATGGAGTTAATAGAAAAGAGATCTTTGATGATTTAGCTTTATTAACAGGAGCAACATTAATAAACGAAGATTTAGGCGATGACTTAGATTTGATTCAGCCAGAACATTTAGGGCATTGCGTTAAAAGTATAACAAACCAAGAGGAGACAATTCTACATGTAGGAGAATCCTCAGAAGAGGTTAAAGGAGTTATTGAGGAAGTAAAAAATACTTTACTACAAAATAATCCTCAACCAATGGTTGTTAAACTAGAAAAACGATTAGCCAGACTTACTGCTAAAATTGCAATTGTAAGAGTTGGAGCTAATTCAGAAATAGAATTAAAAGAAAAAGCAGATAGAATAGAAGATGCAATTTGTGCTACAAAAGCAGCAATCAAAGAGGGCATTGTATCAGGAGGAGGAATTGCTTTATTAAATGCTTCTTATAATATAGACGCATTTGGAGATGGTCAATCTGTCTTATTAGACGCAATACGAGCTCCTTTTAATACTATTCTTAGAAATGCGGGTATAGAAGAAGTGCCATTAGATGTAGTCTCAAAAGTAGGTTACGGATTAAATGTAGTGACAGGAGAAACAGTTAATATGATTGATGCTGGTATTATTGATCCATTATTGGTTACAAAAAGTGCATTAAAAAATGCAGTATCTGTTGCAACAACAATATTATCAACTGATTGTGTAATTAATAATTTAAGAGCATAATGAGAGCAATTGGTAAATGTTTAATAATAGAGAAAATAAAGGAAGGCACCACTAAAACAAAAGGCGGTTTAATGCTAGCCGAAAGCCAACGTGAGGACATTAGATATATTAGAGCTAAAGTTCTTAAAATTGGGGATGAAGTTGTTGGCGTTAAAGAGGGTGATGAAATTTTTTATGATCGCCATGCCGGACACAAAATAGAGGTGGATAAAGATACATTTCATGTAATCAGATTAGGTGACGTTGTAGTAGTATTGTAATGAGATTAGAGCCTAAAGACATAAAAGATATTGGGTTATTAAAACATTATAGAATAATTAGGCGATGGGCTTGCAGAAATAATAATTTAACAGATGCAGATCTAGAATTATTAATTTACTTTGATTGCATGGATTTTTTTACCAAACAGGATTATAAGATAGGTACATACGCATATAGTTGGGACAATAAGCGCTGGAACAATTTATTAAAAGAAGGGTGGATAGTAGTATGGCGAAATAGAAACCGTACAACCCAAAAGTATAATATATATAAAGTTTCATTTAAGTGCAAACAACTAATAAATAAAATGTACCGTATAATGCTGGGGAAAGATGATTTACCAACAAGTGAATCTAGAAATGTTATTATGAGAGGTAAAACTTATATGGATAATGTAATGATTACCGCTATAGAAAATGTAAACAAAGATAAAACAAGAAATAGATATGATGAATTTTAATTCAATACCTACGCAAGGCGCTGCAAATCAAGTACAGCAGCCAAATATGCAACAACAAATGCAACAATCAATGGCTGATACAGGCATTATTGGGCAAATAACACCAAGACCTCAAACACCTATTAGCCCTCAAGCAATGTCTAACCAAGGTACTGTTGCGGCAATGTTTGGTCAGGCTATGCCGGGTACATTTAATAGAAATGTTGGAGGCAGTCCTTTTATGCAAATGACAAGCCAAGGTTATGTTCCGCCAGCAGATCCAACAAATGATACTGCAGGTCCAGATGTTAATGCATTAGTTACAGGTAATACAGGGCAACCAATTATGCCGCCAACAGGAGTACAACAATCAATTACACCATATTACGATCTTTCAAATCAATAATTATGAATATAAATGCAAAACTACATCCGATAACGGAATTTGACAAAGAAGCTAGCCGCCAGGGCGTGGGAGCAAATGCTTTATGGAACGGGCCATTAGATACCACTGCTTACCCAAAAGGTAAAGGAAGTAGTTCCGGTATAAAAGGTATTATCTTGAATAATGATAAACCTGAATACAATCCAATGCCAATTACTCAAAAAGCAAAAGGTAGATTTTAATATTATGTCAATAGGGCTAATTAAAAAAAATACATCTTCTCCATTTCATTTGCAAAGGAGTATAGTGCCTCAATCAGAGGATAGTGCTTACCAGCGTGGTGGATTTAATCCAGATGCTGTTTACAATAATGATGCTGCCAATGAAGCTGTGGAATCATTTAGTAAAACTATGGGTGAAGCTATTTCCAATATGGATTTTAAAAGAAAGAAAAAAGAGGATGCAAAAACTCCTGTTGAAACAAAAAAATCCCCTAAAAACCAAGGAGAAAAAGTATTTGATATAGAAAAACAAACTATGTCAAATTATTCGGATTATTCAGAACAAGCAATGGCTCCTGAAAAACTTAGAAAGCAACAAACCAAAGAAAGAAAAGCTCAAGAAAAAACAAAAGGGTTTGAAGCTGCAAGAGAAACATATGAAAAAAATCAAAAGAAAATAGGTGATTCAGTGCCTAACTTTTATTTTTAATAAATATAAATAATAAACAACAAAAATAACTAAAACTAAAACAACTAAAACAAAATGGTAAAATTTATCTACATTCCAAACACATTAAGCGCTGCGGCTCCATTCCTTTTCAATGTGGCAAACATCTTAGGTGTAATTTATGCATCAGCTACTACTTTTATAATCTATGCTGACGGTAAAACTTACACTTTTACAGTAACCAGTGGTACTGCTGCTCTTACTGCTCAATTGGTTAATAATATTAACAAAGCAATTTTAAATCCTGCTGGACCTACTGCCGTTACTGTAGAAATTCCTGCTGGACTTTCTTTAGCTGCTGCTCCAACTGTAGCATAATTATTAATTTAGATTCCCTATAGATTTTCATTTATAGGGAATTTAATAATACCTTAAATATGGCAACTAAAAAAATTGTAGAGAAAAAAACAGGTGAAAAATATGCTTCTAAAAAAGCTATGATGAAACACGAAAAAAGTGAGTCTAAAGCTGAAATGAGAAGAGAGTATGGCAAACCTAAAGGACCAATGCAAACTAGAGATCCTAAAACTATGGTAAAAACAAAAGCAACCGTAGACAAAGCACAATCTCCAGTTATGATGAAAAAAGTATCTAAGAAAACAGCTTACGATATTAAACAAGCAAGTAATCAAAAATTAACGGCAGGAGCTAGAAAACATTATGCTGAAAATGCTCAAGCAGCAATGAAGAATAAAAAATCCCCAGCTAAAATGAAAAATTGCTAATATGGCATTTATAATGAGAGGAGCACCGTATAGCGCGGACCATACACCAATATATAGTGTAGACATGGATGATAACATTTTGGGCATGGCTCAAAATAATGGAACCATCCTTATAAACAAGAATGTTTCTCCATTAGAATTGCAAGCAAATAAAACCATAGAACATGAGAAAGTCCATATAGATCAAATGAAACGAGGGGATTTGGATTATACGGATACTCATGTTATATGGAAAGGCAAAAAGTATTCAAGGACTAAAATGAAAGAAGGTTCAAAAAAATTACCTTGGGAAATAGAGGCTTATAAAAAGCAGTAAATATACGTAATTATAATATTATATAAATCTAATATTATTTAATTATGAAAAAATTACTTTTTGTTATCGCAATTGTATTATTTAGTTTAAATTTATTTTCACAAGGATTAAATTTTAAACAAAAAATTAATACTACTAATTTAATGGGTTATTGGAAAGCGGATAAATGTTTAAATGGTTTATTCTTTTGGAAAGATTATAAAGGAAATTTACATATGGCAAAAACCATTAGTGGTAATGTTTCTGATTTAGAATTAATTAAATTTAAAATTAATAGAACTAATATTATTAGTGAAACTATTTCCGAAAATAATAATTGTAAAGTAAAAAGCATTTATAAATTAATTAACAACAATACTATTCAGTGCATTACTAATGATGGCAATAATGATCTTATTATAATTTATACAAAATCAAAACAATAATAAACAAATACTAAAAATAAAAAAAATGGCATACGTACAAAAACCAGGTAGAGGTAATAGCGCAAAAACAGGAAATGGGCTTCCTAGCGTATTTAAATCATCTCCAATGCACCAAGAAAATTTTAAAACTTGGTATGAAGCAAAAGATATTGCTAAGTCTAGAAAAGGATTTAATAAATTAAGTGAACTTGAGCAAGGAATTGAATTAGCGGCAACAAATGATAGTTTAGTAGCCTCTAGACCTAAAAACCCAGAGTTTTCTACATTAAAAGAAAAACAAACCATGGGTCATAACGCTGCTAATAAAACTAGACAAGTTAATAATTCTAATTATACTGTTGAAAAAAAGGATGAATTAATTAGTCCAACAAAAGGTTACAAAACCGTATATAATAAGGTAAAAGTAAAAAAATAATAAATGAAAAATCTATCAACAGAAGGCTATAAAAAAAATAGCCCTGACAAAGATAGACCTTATAATGTGATACCAAGCGGGGATATTACTATGGAAAACGTAGAATTCCCCGTTTTAGGTATTGACAATAAAGGTAATAAAAAAATGATGGAACCTGGTAAAAACTATAAGTTTCCAGGTGATATTGTATTAGAGTTCCCTATGACAAAAAGAGGATTCTTAAAACAAAAACAAGGTATATATAACAAAATATTTAAAAAATAGATTATGGGACAATACGGTAATCAACCAGATTTTGGAACAAGAGCACTAGGAATAGTTCCTACAGGCAATATTAGTAGTTTACCAGAAAACTTGCAAAAATTGAACAGTGCAGCTTTATATATTGGCACAGGAGGTACATTAGTCTGTAGAGTAGTTGGGGGGAATTATGATGTTAATACCACTAATGAACAAACTGTGTTTAAAAATATTCCTGATGGCACCTTTTTTCCAGTAATTGTTGATTATGTATATGAAGACAATGATGACGAGTTATATACTACTTGTGCTGATATTATAGCTTTATACTAATGGGATGGGGTAATGGTATGGCTATTGGATGGCCAAATGCTTCTTATCAACAAGGTGGTCCTACTATATATGAAATACCATTATTTAATTGTATAGATACCGCTCCTATTATAACTTGTTATAGCCTGTCACCTAGTTTTGCAGAGGGAATTTATTTATATCAAAGCCCAGATTTGACACATCCATATACTGGAGAGGCTGGAGAATACCAAGGAGCAAATCAATATGTTATAATAGAAGGTTTAGTTACAGTAGATAACCATAGTTGCGGGTAAAAAATAAAATAATATAAAATGACAACAGAAGAAATAGCAGGAAAATTGGCGTTCTTTCACGAACAAATTCATATGATACATTGGCAAACAAGAAGTTTTGCTGAACATAAAGCTACAGGGAAATTCTATGAATTTCTACAAGACTTTAAAGATGATGTAGTAGAAAAACTAATGGGTTATACGGGTAAAAGAATTCAATCTATGAAAATTGAATTAATTGGGAATAATGCTGATGCAATGGATGTTGCAGATAAAGTAATGCAATTCTCAAAAGAGTTAGAAGCATATGGAGACTCTAGATCATTCGGAGATATATCAAACTTAGCACAATCATTATCAGGAGAAACAGCAAAGTTAAAATACCTTTTAACTTTATCATAATAAATTAATAACAATTAAATTTAATAAAATGGAAGTAGTTAAACAAATTACAAAAGAACAATTAGAAACAATCACAAATCAACAAAAAGATCTATCAACGTTATTAACTAACATTGGATTAGTGGAATCACAAAAACATGGATTCCTACATCAGTTGAGAGATCTTAATGAGGCTATCGAAACATTTAAAATGGAATTGCAATCGCAATATGGTGCAATAAATATTAACCTAGAAGATGGCGCATACACTGAAATAAAAGAAGAGAAGCAGGAATAATGGAAGTTGTTATTAGAAAAATCAGTATAGGTACTGATTATAAAAATGAAGCAATGCATTATTCGGTTGGACAACAGGTATACGGGGGTCATGAGATTGCCTGTATACTTGAGAACAACGATAACTCTTGCATGATTTATATAAAAAAATCTGATGAAGTAATGCCGTGGAAAAAGTTTAATCCTAATATGGCAATTGCTCTTGAATACGATTTAGAATATTAATGAGAAGTGTATTTGATTTTATTGTAAAACCTGTTGGAGCAAGATACGAAAATAAAGTAAATATTGATGGTAAAGAATTAATTATAAATACCAAGATAGAAAGCTTTAAATCTGTGAATAATCTAGCGGAAGTTGTTGAAGTGCCATTAGCATACAACACAATAATTGGAAAAGGTGATTTAATTATAATACATCACAATGTATTTAGAAGATTCTATGATATAAGAGGTAACCAAAAAAATAGTAGATCGTATTTTCAAGATGATCTTTATTTTGTAGGGGTTGACCAAATTTACTTATATAAAAAAAGTGAAGATAAATGGAAATCTTTTGGTGATAGATGTTTTATAAAACCATTAAAAAATACATCGCATTTAAGTCACGAAAAAGAACGTAAGCTTATTGGTATATTAAAATATGGTAATGATTCCTTAAACGAGCTTAAAATAAACGAGGGAGACCTTGTTGGTTATACTCCTAATGGAGAATTTGAGTTTATTGTTGATGGGCAAAGACTCTATTGTATGAAATCTAATGATATTGTAATTAAATATGAATATAAAGGAGACGAAGCAGAACATAATCCACGCTGGGCACAAAGCAGTATTGGAATTAATTAAAGTTGCTGAAGAAGCAATTTTAGATAACGGCGAAGATGATTTATCAGCAGACAAATTAAAAAATGCGGCTGCTACAAAGAAATTAGCAATATTTGATGCTTTTGAAATATTAAGTAGAATACAAGAAGAGGAAAGAATATTACTAGAAGATAGTAAAGAGGTTGAGGTTAAAGTGTTTAAAGGATTTGCAGAGGGGAGATCTAAATAATGTACAAACAAACACTTTATAGAATAGTACCGGATTACGTTAAATCTAGTGTTATAAAACAAAACAACCGACTTAATAAATGGAAGTATGGGTATAATAAAGACCATGATATGGTTGTTATTAGTAAGACTGGAAAGATTGGTGAAATATATGAAATCCAAAATCTAAAAATAGCATTACCATTAATAGAGTCAGTTTATTCTAGATCAAAGAATAAAGAAGAACAATACTGGGAACAAATGCAATTCCCAAAAGAATTAAATAGAATTAAAAGCACCTTTGATTGGGCAAAACAAACCGAAGCATTTAAAGATCGTTGGTATGATTATATAGACAACGAATTTAAATATAGAGAAGAAGGCTTCTCATTCTACAATAACGGAAAACCAACTTATGTAACAGGTACGCACTATATGTACTTGCAATGGAGCAAGATAGACGTTGGTGCGCCTGATTTTAGGGAATCAAATAGATTATTCTTTATATTTTGGGAAGCTTGTAAAGCAGATCCAAGATGTTACGGAATGTGTTATTTAAAGAACAGACGTTCTGGATTCTCATTTATGTCTTCCGCTGAATTGGTTAATCAAGCAACTATATCTAGTGATTCTAGATTTGGTATATTATCAAAGTCTGGAGCTGATGCCAAAACAATGTTTACCGATAAGGTTGTACCAATCTCAATTAATTATCCTTTTTTCTTTAAACCAATCCAAGACGGTATGGATCGTCCTAAAACAGAATTGGCGTATAGAGTTCCAGCTTCTAAATTCACAAGAAGAAAATTAGACGCAAACGAGAACACTCAAGAGTTAGACGGGTTAGACACTACAATAGATTGGAAAAATACTGGTGACAACAGTTATGACGGGGAAAAATTAAAACTTTTAGTACATGACGAAAGTGGTAAATGGTTAAAACCTGATAATATATTAAACAACTGGAGGGTTACAAAAACCTGTTTACGTTTGGGTAGTAGAATTATTGGTAAGTGTATGATGGGTTCAACATCAAATGCTTTAGATAAAGGAGGAGATAACTTTAAAAAATTATATTATGATTCCGACGTCACAAAAAGAAACCGCAATGGACAGACTAGCTCAGGATTATATAGTTTGTTCATACCTATGGAATGGTCGTACGAAGGATTCATTGATACTCATGGCTTACCTGTATTCGACACTCCAAAAAAAGCCATTTTAGGAATAGATGGGAATGAAATAGATTATGGGGTTATTGAGCATTGGCAAAATGAAGTTGATGGATTAAAAAATGATTCTGATGCATTAAATGAATATTACCGCCAGTTTCCTAGAACAGAACAGCATGCATTTAGAGATGAAACAAAACAATCTTTATTTAATCTTACAAAAATCTATGAACAGATTGATTACAATGAAGATCTAAGAAATACGGCTGTATTAACACAAGGAAGTTTTCAATGGGAGAATGGAATACCAGATACTCGTGTAATATTTTATCCAAATAAAGACGGAAGATTTTTGGTTTCTTGGATTCCACCTATACATTTACAAAACCGCGTGATAATAAAGAATGGGATGAAGTATCCCGGTAACGAAGATTGCGGTGCGTTTGGCTGTGACCCTTATGATATATCAGGTACAGTTGATGGTAAAGGATCTAATGGAGCCTTGAGTGGATTAACTAAATTCTCTATGGAAGATGTTCCGCCAAATACATTCTTTTTAGAATATATTGCAAGACCTCAAACAGCTGAAATATTTTTTGAAGATGTTCTTATGGCCTGCATATTTTATGGGATGCCTATATTAGCAGAGAATAATAAACCAAGATTACTATTTCACTTTAAAAGAAGAGGTTATAGAGGTTTCTCAATGAATCGTCCAGACAAAGTTTGGAATAAATTATCTATAACAGAAAAAGAAATTGGCGGAATACCAAATTCAAGTGAAGATATAAAACAAGCTCATGCCGCGGCCATTGAATCGTATATAGAAGATCATATAGGTATTACAGAAAATGGTTATGGCAATATGTACTTTAATAGAACATTAAATGATTGGGCTAGATTCAACATAAACGACAGAACAAAATATGATGCTGCTATTAGTTCAGGATTAGCAATTATGGCTTGCAACAGAAATAGATATGTCCCAACAAATCCAATAATTAGACAAAATTATAATTTAGGTATTAAGAAATACGATAATACAGGTTCTTTATCAAAAATACACAAATAGATGAATATATACACAAATACAAATAGTGCATTTCCAAGCCAGGTAGTACCTGATGCGGTAAAAGCATCTGAAGAATACGGACTACAAGTATCACGTGCTATTGAACAAGAATGGTTTGATCAAGGTAGAACAACTCAGAATAGGTATTTAACTAATTGGAATAACTTTCATCAGTTAAGATTATACGCAAGAGGAGAACAATCTGTACAAAAATATAAAGACGAATTAGCAACAAATGGAGATGTTTCCTATTTAAATTTAGATTGGAAGCCAGTTCCTGTAATATCAAAATTCGTTGATATTGTTGTTAATGGAATGTCGCAAAAAGGATACGATATTAAAGCGTATGCCCAAGATCCTGAATCAATAAAGCAAAAAACAAATTATGCTCAAGCTATTTTGCGTGATATGTATGCTCAGGATCTTATTAATAAAGCAAACTCTTTAACGGGAGCAGACTTTTCTAATTCACCATTAGGTAAAGAAGATTTACCTGAGACAAAAGAGGAATTAGAATTGCACATGCAACTTAATTATAAGCAATCCGTTGAAATTGCAGAGGAAGAAGCTATTAATAATGTTCTTGCTCAAAACAAATGGGACTTAGTTAGAAGAAGACTTAATTATGATTTAACTGTATTAGGTATTGCTTGTGTTAAAACAAATTTTAATGTAAGTGAAGGAATTAAAACAGAATATGTAGATCCTGCTTATTTAGTTTATTCTTATACAGAAGACCCTAACTTTGAAGATATTTATTATGTTGGAGAAGTAAAAGCAGTGACTATTCCTGAATTAAAAATGCAATTTCCTGATATATCAGAAGAAGAATTGTATAGAATACAACAAATGCCAGGTAATAGACAATATATTACTGGATGGGGTAACTACGACGAAAACACAGTTCAAGTTTTATATTTTGAATATAAGACTTATATGAATCAAGTGTACAAAATAAAATACAATGAAAATGGAATGGAAAAAGTTATCGAAAAAACAGATGACTTTAATCCGCCAATGAATGATAAATTTGATCGTGTAGCTAGAACAATAGAAGTATTATATACAGGAGCTAAAGTTCTGGGGACAAACACAATGTTGGAATGGAAGTTATCTGAAAATATGTCTCGCCCATATTCTAACATGACAAAAGTTGAAATGAATTATGTAATTACAGCGCCTAGAATGTATAAAGGTAGAATTGATTCTATCGTTAATAGAATTACAGGTTTTGCAGATATGATTCAGTTGACACATTTGAAATTACAACAAGTGATGTCAAAAATGATACCAGATGGAGTATTTGTTGATGTTGATGGATTAGCAGAAGTCGATCTTGGCAATGGAACAAATTATAATCCAGCGGAGGCATTAAATATGTATTTCCAAACGGGGAGTATTATTGGTAGGTCCATGTCTCAGGATGGTGGATTTAATCAAGGCAAAATACCTATTCAAGAATTAACAAGTTCATCAGGTCAAGCTAAGATTGCATCATTAATACAAACTTACCAATATTATTTACAATTAATACGCGATGTTACGGGACTTAATGAGGCGCGTGATGGAAGTATGCCAGAGCAAGATACATTAGTTGGTTTGCAAAAAATGGCGGCCAATGCTTCGAATACTGCAACAAAACATATATTACAAGCAAGTATGTTTTTAACATTAAGAACTTGTGAAAATATATCTCTTAGAATTGCAGATGTATTGGATTTCCCGTTATTGGCAAAGACATTGGAAGAAAGTATTACAGTTTATAATACTGAAACATTAAAAGAAATTAAATACCTTAATCTTTATGACTTTGGTATTTATTTAGAACTTGAGCCAGACGAAGAAGAAAAAGCAATGCTTGAACAAAATATTCAAGTTGCATTACAAAGTGGAAGTATTGACTTAGATGATGCTATCGATATTCGTCAAATAAAGAATTTAAAGTTAGCAAATCAAACTTTAAAGTTTAGAAAAAAGAAAAAAGCCCAAGCTGCTCAAGCTGCTCAAATGGCAAATATCCAAGCGCAAGCACAGGCTAATCAACAGACTGCTGAAAAAGCAGCAATGTTTGAAGTGCAAAAACAACAAGCATTAACACAAGAAACTGTAAACGTAGAACAAGCAAAATCGCAGTTTGAAATTCAAAGACTCCAAACAGAAGCGGAAATCAAAAAGCAATTAATGCAAATGCAATTTCAATTTGATATGCAATTAGCGCAATTAAAACAACAAGTTGTTAATAAAAACCTTGAAGAAGCTGAAAATAGAAAAGACAATAGAACAAAAATACAAGCTACACAGCAATCAGCATTAATAGATCAGCGTAAAAATAATACATTACCTCAAGATTTTGAAGACAATGGAGTCAATTTTTTAGAAAACTTAGGTGATCAATTAAATGCATAAAAAAAATAACCAATTTTATATTATTATATCATGTCAGAAACAATTAAACAAGAAGGGGATTTTAAAATCTCTAAGGGTAGAAAGCCAAAAAGCTTAAATACCCCTGCTCAAGTTACAAAAATAGACTTGTCAGAAAAAAAAGAATTTGAAGAGCCAATTAAAGTAGTAATTCCTAAACAAGAAGAAAATGCCATTCAAGAACAAAGCACAGAGAGCGGCGTGTTACGCGCAGAACAATCCGAAGTGGGATTGCAAGAAGTGGGACAAGGAGACGAAGGGTCCTTTGAAAATGTTATTCAAGAAATCACTGAACAAGAAATAGTTCAAGAAATAAAAGAAACCACCGAAGAATTAAAAGAACATATTCAAGAAAATGTTAATACAGGTAAGCCATTACCGGAAAACATCGAGAAATTAGTTGCTTTTATGGAAGAAACCGGGGGATCTGTAGAAGATTATGTTAGACTTAACACAGATTATTCTACAATAAATAACGAAGCATTATTAAAAGAATATTATAAAAAGTCAAGACCGCATTTAGATGCCGAGGAAATAGAATTTCTTATGGAAGATGAATTTAGTTACGACGAAGACGAAGATGATGAGCGAGACATCAAAAAGAAAAAACTCGCATTCAAAGAAGAGGTTGCTAAAGCTAAAAAGTTTCTTGAAGATCTTAAAGGGCAATATTACGACGAAATCAAGTTGAGACCAGGCGTATCCAAAGAACAGCAAGAAGCTTATGACTTTTTCAATCGCTACAAGAAGAACGAAGAGCAAACCAAATTGCAACACGAACGCTTTAAACAAAATACTAAAAATTTATTTAACCAAGATTTCAAAGGTTTTGAATATAATGTTGGGGATAAAAGATTTAGATATGGAGTTCAAAATAACAATCAACTTGCAGAGAAACAATCTGATATTAGTAATTTTATAGGGAAGTTCCTAGATAAAGAAGGTAATATCGCTGATATGAATGGTTATCATAAAGCTCTATACACTGCTATGAACTCTGATAAAATTGCACAACACTTTTACGAACAAGGTAAAGCCGATGCAGTTAAAGAGGTCATCACAAATTCTAAAAACCCTGGAATGAATCAACCAAGACAAGCGCCAGGAGATGTTTTTATAAATGGATTAAAGGTTAAATCAGTTAGTGGGTTCGATTCTTCTAAATTAAGAATACAAACTAAAAAATTTTAACAATTAAAAAACCAAAATTATGTCAAACATGATTAATGCCCTTACGGGTACAAACTATGGGACAATTAAACCGTCTCAAAGACAGCAAGCGTTAGAAACTAACTATTTAAATTTTACTAACGGAACTAATGACTTTGCTCAACAATACTTACCAGAAATCTACGAAGCTGAAGTAGAGCGTTATGGAAACAGAACTTTATCTGGATTCTTACGTATGGTAGGCGCTGAAATGCCAATGTCTTCTGACCAAGTTATCTGGTCTGAACAAAACAGATTACATATTGCTTATACAGGTGTTACTTGTGCTTCAGCTACAACTTTAACATTTCCTGTATCTGCTACTGCAAGTGTTAGTGGATCTTATGTAAGTAATGTAATTTCTGTAGGCCAAACTTTAGTAGTTATGAGCCCTTCTACAGGAAAAGAATTAAAAGTATATGTTACTGGATCTACAACTACTGCTACAAGTGGTTCATCTGGTACTGCTACAATTACTTGTAAACCATACACTCAATTAGATTTAACTACTGGCTCCGGTAATGTTGTTAACTTTGCAAGTGCTACAGATCTTAAAATCTTTGTTTATGGTTCTGAGTTTAAAAAAGGAACTACAGATGCTACTATTAATTCTGTAACTCCATCTTTCACTCAATACAACAATTCACCAATCATCATTAAAGAAAAATATCAAATCTCTGGATCTGATACTGCTCAAATTGGATGGGTTGAAATTGCTACGGAAGATGGTGCTTCAGGATACTTATGGTATTTGAAAGCTGAATCTGAAACAAGATTGCGTTTTGAGGATTACTTAGAAATGTCAGTAGTTGAGGGTGAATTAGTTTCTGGAGGATCTACATTAACTTCTGTTGATGGTATGAAAGGTACAGAAGGTCTTTTTGCTGCTGTTAAATCAAGAGGAAATATTGTAAACAACTTTACTGCAGCTTCAGGATTAAATGACTTCGACTCTATCTTGAAAGGATTAGATACTCAAGGAGCTATTGAAGAAAACATGTTCTTCCTAAACAGAGCTACTTCATTAGATTTTGATGATATGTTGGCTTCTTTATCTGCTGGTGCTGCTGGTGGTGTTGCTTACGGTTTATTTGAAAACTCTGAGCAAATGGCACTTAATTTAGGTTTCTCTGGATTCAGAAGAGGATCTTACGATTTCTACAAAACTGACTGGAAATACTTAAATGATGCTTCTACTCGTGGTGGCATGGCTAATACATCTATTGATGGTATCCTTATCCCTGCTGGAACTAGCACGGTTTATGACCAACAATTAGGGACTAACATCCGTCGTCCATTCTTACACGTTCGTTATAGAGCTAATCAAGCTGATGACAGACGTATGAAAAACTGGATTACTGGATCTGTTGGAGGAGCTTACACATCTGATTTAGATGCAATGCAAGTTCACTTTTTATCAGAAAGATGTTTAGTGACTCAAGGGGCTAATAACTTCGTATTATTTACAGCTTCTGTATAATAACTAGTAGTAATTGCCCCTACTGAACTGGTGGGGGTAGTTATTACCTTTTTAAAAATTTATTAAATTATATCATATTATGGCAACAAGACAAATAGCGAAAGCAAAAGAAATTTTAGTTGACGAAGAAATCGCAACACAAGAATATACCGAAGTGGTTGAAAAGGCAGCGCCGGTAAAAAAAGAACCACAAAAACCACAATGGGAAATTAAAGATAGAACTTATATTTTAAGTGAAAGTCATTCTCCATTAACTTATACGCTGCAAAGCAAACATACATTAAGATACCCTTTACTTTGGTTTGATAAAGAAAAAGGAGAGCAAGAAGAATTAAGATATGCGACTAACCAAAATTCTCCGTTGGTAAGTCAACAAAAAGGACAAGTTACATTAGGGCATATTATATTTGAGAACGGTGTCTTGAATGTACCAAAAGAAAAACAAAACCTACAAAAACTATTATCACTTTACCATCCTGGTTTAAATATTAAATATACAGAATTTGATCCAACAGGAGAAGCTGAAGATGATTTGGATTATTTAGAAATAGAAGTGGAAGCATTAAATGCGGCATTTGACATGGACATCGATATGGCTGAAGCAATAGTTAGAGTAGAAGTGGGCTCTAGAGTGAATAAGATGAGTTCTAAGGAGATAAAAAGAGATTTATTATTATTCGCTAAAAAGAATCCTTATTTGTTCTTAGAATTAGCCAATGACGATAATGTACATTTACGTAACATTGCAATTAGAGCTACTGAACAATATATTATAAAATTATCCCATGATAATAGAACATTTATGTGGGGTGAGAATGATAGAAAATTAATGACCGTCCCTTTTGATGAAAATCCGTATTCAGCAATGGCTGCGTTTTTCAAAACAGATGAAGGTATTGCGATTTTAAGATCTATAGAGAAAAAACTTAATTAATACGTAATAATAATGCTAAGGCGGTTATTGTGCTTAAAACTGCAATAACCGCTTTAATATTATAATAAATATAACAAATGGCAGTAAGTGTAGATACAGTTTATAAAACCGTTTTATTAATTCTTAATAAAGAACAAAGAGGTTATTTAACGCCTGATGAATTTAACAAAACAGCAGCTCAAGTTCAACTTGAAATTTTCAATGAATACTTTGAAGATTTAAATCAACAAATTAGAGTACCCGGTAATGACAGTGAATATAGCGATCGTATAAAAAATTTAGAAGAAAAAATAGCTATATTTCAAGAAGAGGCGGATTGCATTTATGTAACTGATCATTTTGAGGTAGATATACCTTTTACCACTCCTAGACCTGAGCTTTATAAGTTAGGTACTGTTATTTATGATACTGTAAAAGAAGTTCAATATGTTCAACCAAATGAACTATTAGAAATTAATTTATCGCCACTTACAAAACCTACTGTATACTGGCCAATATATACATATAAAAACTTCAAAATAAAAGTATATCCTACAGATATTACTGATAGAATAAGCTGTACTTATGTTAGAAAACCATATAATCCTATATGGAACTTTACTGTAACACCTCCAAATTTTCAATATGTATTTGATTCGTTTAATTCAGTAAATTTTGATCTTCACCCAACAGAACAAACTAATATAATAATTAGAATATTATTATACTCTGGGGTTATTATAAAAGATCCACAAATTATTCAAGCTGCTTCACAGCAAATACAAGCTGAAAACATTAATTCAAAAAGCTAATAGAATATGCCAATACCTAATGACGGTTTAATAACCGAAACCAATAGACAATATTACGAAGGAGCCCAAGGCTTTATAGCCAGCGGAGGGGATTTTTACTTTACTTCTTTCAATACAGATTTAGTATATGGTAGTTATAATCCATCAAACCCGGATTATGCTTTAAATAATTTTAAGGTTTTTACAAGTAGTCCTAGTAACGCTGGAGCGCCTGGAACTTTTAACGAATATTTTGGAGCATATGATAATACTTCAGGACCTAATATAAATACACTATATATTCCAGGATTAACAACTGGAACCCATGTGGTTGTTCAATTAAAGACTTTAGATGGGGGTAATTATGGATTGCAAAATGCTTATGGCAATACTGTAGAAAACAATTATGGTAGTTACGCTTATATATCATTAAAAGATGTTATAAACAACTTTATGGTTGCTTATGTTGGCGCAGGCAAATTAATTGGTAGCGTTAAAAGAACAGACGTAATATTCCATGCTAAACGTAGTTTACAAGAATTTAGTTATGATACTTTAAGAAGTATAAAATCTCAGGAATTAAATATACCCCCAAGTTTAAGTATTGTTTTACCACAAGATTATGTTAATTATGTAAGACTGTCGTGGATTGACGGAAATGGTATAAAACATATTATATATCCAACAAACAATTTAACTATATCTCCCTATGAAAATTTAGTACAAGATAGTTATGGCGTGCCAATTCAAGATAATTTTGGGGACAATATAAGTGCGGAATCATTAACTGAAAAAAGATGGAGAGATAATAACTTTTTAGAAGTTACTGAAGAATTACAAAATTATTATATTGGTTATGATTATTACAATGGATACTACCAAAATACATACTACGGTAGACGATATGGTTTAGATCCACAATATGCTAATATAAATGGGTATTTTACAATGAATGATCGTGAAGGTAAAATATCTTTTAGTAGCAATTTAATAGGTAAGTTGATTGTATTTGAATATATATCAGACGGTCTTGCATATGACTTGGATTCTAAAGTACCTAAATTAGCAGAAGAGGCTATATATGCATATATACTTCATGCTATTATATCAACCCGAATAAACCAACCAGAATACTTAGTCGCTAGACTAAAACAAGAAAAGAATGCTAAATTAAGAAATGCCAAAATTAGATTATCAAATATAAAACTAGAAGAATTTACTCAAGTGTTAAGAGGACAATCTAAATGGATTAAACATTAATAAAAATGGCGGAAATAAAAAATAGTTTTCTATCGTCTAAAATGAATCAAGATTTAGACGATAGACTTATACCTAACGGTGAATATAGAACTGCACTTAATATTTCTATTGGTAAATCGGAAAATAGTGATATTGGTACATTACAAAATATACTTGGTAACACCATTGTTGGATTGGAAAATACTATAATTGGATTAGAGTGTATTGGGTATTATATGGATAGTACTGGAAACAGGATATTCCAATTCTTGACTAATGAAGGGGATAATGATACTGACCCTATATATCATCAAATAACTGTTTATGATTTTACAAATAACACTTATACGGTATTAGTAGAGGGTGCTTTTTTAAACTTCTCAAAATCATATCAAATAACAGGAGTTACTCTTATTGAAAATTTATTATATTGGACAGATTATAACAATCAACCAAGAAAAATAAATATTAATTCCGCGTTAAATGCCCCTGCTTATAGTGCCGCTCCTTATTATACAAATGAAGATCAAATATCTGTAGCAAAATATGCTCCGGTAGAAGCAATGTCATTGTATAAAAAGGTTGTAACAACTAATACGGCAATTGTTGCTGCTTCAACTACAATACCTGTTGCAAGCACTAATGGTTTAGTAGAGGGAATGACTTTATTAACGGATGCGTATGCTAGTAATGAATTTGTATTCATAGAAAGTATAACTGGATCAAATGTAACAGTTTCAGTCCCTATTACATTATCAATTAATACGGAATTAACATTTTTAATTTCTACCATGTCTAATCAAAGTGAAGACCCTTACTGGCCTGGTGATCCGGCATATTTAAAATCAAGATATGTAAGATTTAGTTATAGATTTAGATTAGATGATGGGGAATACACTTTAATGGCTCCATTCACTCAAATAGCTTTTATTCCAAACCAAAAAGGATATTTTATAAATGGAAATGAGAATGAAGCTTACACAAGTACCGTATTAAATTGGTTTGAAAATAGCATTAATAATATACAATTACTTGTACCATTTCCAGACTTAACTTCTAATGTAACTCAGTCTTATAAGATTCAGTCATTAGATATATTATATAAAGAATCAGATGGGCAGACCGTTAAAATATTAGACACAATTTTAAGTGCTCAGTTTGCTCAAAATACATTAAATAATAGTAATATATATATATACGATTATCAATCAAGAAAACCATATAAAACACTTCCCCCTGATCAAATTACAAGAGTATATGATATAGTTCCTGTAAGAGCTAAAGGGCAGGAAACCTCTAGCAATAGAATAATATATGGTAATTTTGTTAGTGGATACACTGCTCCTCAATCATTAAACTATCAAGTTTCAGTTGGTGCAAAACAAGATTATTCATATAATTTTATAGAATATCCAAATCATACCGTAAAACAAAATAGAACGTATCAAGTTGGATTTATATTGGCAGATAAATATGGAAGACAATCTTCTGTAATTTTATCTTCATTAGATACTTCCGCAACTTTAACAGCTAATGGGACTTATGGCGGATCAACAGTATATTCACCATATTACTCAGAAGCTGATATACCATCTATAAAAGATTGGTATGGAGACGCAATATCTGTTTTAGTAAATAGTCCTATAGTTTCAAATTATAATAGACCTACAGGAGAGCCTGGATTATACGCAGAATCAACTTCAACAACTGGATTTACATTAACAGGAACTACAACAATAACTAATACAACTTATATTTTTACTGTAAGTGGAGGAATTATACCTAATGAAGGGGAATATTTAAGAGGTCAATATACAGATTATGTAAAAATAAAAACTATAACAGGCACTTATCCTGGACCGTTTACTGCTACAACAGAAGGTAGAGTTAATAGTATATATGCTAGAAATACGGATAATGATCCGAATGATATTAAATACGTATATACTATTAATCCTTTAGGTTGGTATTCATATAAAATTGTAGTGCGACAACAAGAACAAGATTATTATAATGTTTATCTTCCTGGGTTTTTAGATGGTTACCCAAAGGGACAGACCTATGGTTCCCAAGTTGTATACGATTCAACCGGAATACCATCTACACAGAATGGAATAAATACTACTGTATTTCCAACTGCAGAATCTGGTACTGTGGCCCATACAGTATTAATAAATGATAATATAAATAAAATACCTAGAGACTTAGTTGAAGTTGGTCCAGATCAAAAATTATATAGAAGTAGTGTTCAATTATTTGGTAGAGTTGAAAATACTATTAATACTGGTGTTGCATCTAATACTCAATATTATCCATCTAAAAAGGCGGATACGGCTATTGCAATTGCTACAGCATCGGAATTAAGTTTTTTACCAGCAACAGTTGAGAACAAGAGAGGATCAGCTACTTATAATTTTTATCAATTAGAAAGTAATCCATTAATTGCTCGTATATCTACAACAAATGATATAGGGGTAGTTGCTGTTGAAAATAGTGCAGTATCTCCATATCCGTCTAATCCAAATAATATGCTACCTTATTTAGGGGTTTACGAAACTAAACCAGATTATTCTTTACTAGATATATTTTGGGAAACATCCACTAGTGGGTTAATATCAGATTTAAATACTGATGTATTAACTGGTTATGATGGCGCAAATGGAATATCAGAAATAAATTGGAGTACTTTTACAGAAGATTTAGATCCTAATGACTCAGCAGACAAATTTATAACTGGATATTTTTATCCAATATCAAATACTGGTATGCCTGTAAACTCTACAAATGCAGCTATATCTGTAGTAAATGGATATGGTAATCCTATAACTGGAGTTTTTGGATTAGAATCAACATACGTTGGTGGAGGTACTCCACATTATGAATATAGAATTTACATGCAACCTAATCAATACCAAGTATTTAGAAATGATGTGAATCTAGGGAAATATACATTTATATTTTCTTTTATTCAAGACGGCCAAACCTCAACTACATCTTATAATTTAAATGCACAATTAAGGAATATTGCACCAACAATAACAGATACTGCTTTAAATCCATTAGCTGGACCAGTTAATGTATATTTGAATAGTCCTATTACAACAGGTACTCCTGTGTATTCTTTATGGGGTAAAAATGGATCAAACCCTGGAGCTGCCCAAAACTTTACAGATCTTCGATGGAAAATAAATAATACCGGATCAACTTCAGGTTGGCAAAATTATTTTAATATAATTACAGATCCTTCATTAAGCTTAGGTGGAATATACCAAATTAATCCATTAAATGATAATCAAATTATTACATTGAATGTTGAATTGCAAGATGCAATGAGTTCGTCCGGCGTGCCTGCTAATGGGAACGGCTATTACGGCTCTTTATCTGATAATATAACTATAAATATACAATTAGCATCTGTATTAATTTGCGGAAGAAGATGGACAAGTCGTAATTATGATGGAGATCGATACCAAGATGGGACTATAATACCTCAAGCAATAAATGCAACACAATGGTCAAACGCTACCACAGGTATGTGGTGTTACCCTAATTTTGATGAAGCAAATGCGTATTTAGGTAAGTTATATAATGTATATGCTATAAATGGTATATGGAGTGCATCAAACCCGGGGGATAAAAAACAATTTGCCCCTACCGGATTTAGAGTTCCATTCTATCAAGAACAATGTATACTAAGTTGTACCAATACCACCCATATGAAATCATTAACTCCTGCTTATCCAGCTCCTGGATCATGGGTTCCAAGTGTACATTTAGGAGACAACTCTACTGGATTTTCAGCATTACCGGCTGGTTATATGGATGAAACAGGCACTTGGGTAAATACTGGTGGTAATGGACAAATAGCTATATACCATATGTTACCTCCAACTGCTAGTTTCTTAGATAATAGTCCTGCTTATATGGCTATTTATGGAAATACTGATACAGCCGATATACAACAGGGTGTACCTATGAGATGGGGATTATCTGTAAGATTTGTAGATAATTTCTCTATAACTAAAACAATAACAAATACAGCTTTACCTGGCGGACCTAATTGTATTGTTACATATAACGACACAAACTTTGGAAATCCACACGTAGATTCAATAGTTCCGGGACAATCTGAAGTAATTGTAGCCTGCGCTACTTGTACAATAGGTGGTAACTGTACAATTACATAAAAAAAAAGAAAAACAAGTAATTATAATATATGAGTGCAACAATAGAATTAAAATATTTCAATTCTTTTTGGCTTAAAAAAATGAAGTCAATCACAGATGTAACACCAAGCGCTCCGGATGCTAATCAACCGGCTATTGCGGTGCCATTACATGGAACATCTATAACTTTAGCAAGTGCTCAGCCAAATATAGGGCCAGGACAAGCAATATATTATACAATATCTGGTAATACTTATACTTCTATAATAAAAAGTTCTGCAGGAGCCGTTATACAATTAATGTCTCCTACGGAAACCGCTATTGCAACTACTGTAAAACTTACGTTTGGCGAAATTATAGATTTTAAATATGTACCAAGCTCTAGTGTATATAGTTATGATAAAGCAACTGACTGGTATATAGAGGAAGCTAGAATTAGAGGCGGTTATAACAATACGACTGTTGACTTTGGTGTTAAAGCATATACTGTATTAGAAACCAATGCACAACAAAATAGACCAAATTCACTTATATATTCTGGTATATTTAATTCTAGAACAGGTGTAAATAATACAAATCAATTTTCTGTTGCTGATGATATAACTCGTTCGGTAGACCCAATAAATGGATCAATCCAAAAGTTATATGCGGAGGATACCAATCTTATTATATTCCAAGAGTTTAAAGTAAGTAGAGCGTTAATTGATAAAGATGCTGTATATTCCGCAGATGGTCAACCAATGACTACATCTGGTGCCGCTGTAATAGGTCAAATACAATCCTACGCGGGAAACTATGGTATAGGAACTAACCCTGAAAGTTTTGCTGTTTATGGATATAGAAAATATTTTGTTGATAGAAATAGAAATGCTGTTTTAAGATTATCACAAGACGGGATAACTGAAATATCTTCATATGGAATGTTGGATTTCTTTAGAGATCAACTTGGTGTTATTGGTAGTACTGGTAAAATTGTTGGCGGCTGGGATATACATAACAAACAGTATGTTTTATCTTTACAGCCAAATGCATATTCAACTAATAATAAAGGACAACAATTGCCATCATATACATTAGCATTTGATGAAGATTCTTTAGGATGGACAAGTTTCTTTAGTTATATACCTAATTATATGGACGGTATGCGTAATAATTATTATAGTTTAAAAGACGGTAATATATGGGAACATTACTCTACAAATGTAAATAGGGGTAATTTTTATGGAGTAACATATACTTCCTATGTAACATTTGTATTCAATCCTAATCCTTCATTAGTTAAAAACTTTAACACTATAAATTACGAAGGTACACAAGGCTGGGTGATGAATAGTCTATATACAGATACTGACAAAGCTATCCCAATCAATGCAAATTTTACTGCTCAAAGTTTAGCTCAATTAGAAGCAAATTTGTTTACAAACAACTTTAAGCAAAAAGAAAATAAATTCTTTGGAAATATATTTAATAATACTACAGTATCTGGAGGAGATGTGATTTATGGACAATCGATGTCCGGTATAAAAGGATTATACGCTATAGTTACTATGACTTTAAATAATTCAATATATCCAAATCAAGCGGAACTTTATGCATGTTCTGCTGAATATGTGGAATCATCATATTAAAAATAAATTAAATTAAATGGAATTACAAGTAAGAGCACTACAAGAATCAGATTGGGAAGATCTGCAATCTTGGTGGAAATGGTGGCGTTGGCCAGAAGTATCAAAAGAAACATTACCGCTTAATGGATTAGGCGGTTTAATGGTATATAAAGGAGACGTTCCAATTGCAACAGGATTTTTATATCTTTCAAACTCGAAGGTGGCATGGTTAGATTGGATTGTATCTAATCCTCAATATAAGGAAAAAGATAGAAAGCAATCATTAGAACTACTTATAAATTCATTAGAGGAAGTTGCAAAACAGCAAGATTATAGTATTATAATAAGTATTACAAGAAGTAAACCTTTAATGGATATACATAAAAAATTAGGGTACATGGTGGATTCAAATCCATCATATGAAATTTCAAAAAAAATAAAATAATATGGCAGTAATAACAGCAGCAACAGTAGCCGTTGGAGCAACGGTAGTTGGGGGATTAGTTAATGCTAATCAAGCAAAACAAGCCGCAAGAGGCTTTGCTAATGAAGCAGAAAGAAAACAATGGGAAATTGACCAAATAGAGGCCAGTAGACAAAAAATTCCAAATCCTTATGCAGACGTTAAAAGTATTGCAAGTACATTTAAAAATCCTTATGCTAATGTAGGTGTCGCTACTCAAGCTGCCGAAATGCAGGCAGAAGAAGCTGATATATCATTAGCAAATACATTAGATTTATTAAGATCTACTGGAGCAAGTGCGGGAGGGGCAACAGCTTTAGCTCAAGCTGCATTAAATAGCAAAAAAGGTGTTTCGGCTAGCATTGAAGCTCAAGAGTCTAAAAATGAACAATTAAAAGCGCAAGGGCAACAGGAACTTAATCAAATGGTACTACAAGATGAACAAAGAGTTCAAGGATTGAAAGCCGAAGGCATTAAATTCCAATATGGAGAACAAGAGTCTCGTGATATTGCAAAACTTAATAGACTTTCTGGAATGCAAGCACAAGCACAAGCAAATCAAGCATCTGCACAAGCCGCACAAGGAGCTGCATATGGATCTATATTTAGTGGGATTGGCAATATTGCTAGTGGAGTTATAAGTGCTAGTAAATAATATAAATAAAATATATAAAATATGGGATATTATGAAAATCCTCCTATAATAAACTTCACAGAGGGATATAATAAAGTTACTGAGGGCATCGTCAATGCTTCTAAATCTATATCCGAAGCTTTAATTCGTAGAGGTGAAAGAGAAAGATTAACAATAGAAAAACTACAGCAACAAAAGAACGAAGTTGATCTAGCTTATAACTCAAAGTTATCTGAATGGGATGCTAAAACGCCAATCGGTAATGATGAACTTAATTCAAAAATACACGGGTTATTACAGCAAAAAATACAATTAGCGGCGGATTCTAGGATTGCATTATTATCTGAAACAGATAATGCAAAAAGAGCAGAGTATTTAAAGCATATTCGTAATGCTGATGTATTTATGTCTAATGCCTCTACCTTTGCGAAGAATATCGCGATGGATACAGCAACATGGAGAGAAAATGCCGCAGCTATAACTGTAGGCTCACAAAACGGTTGGGTTGTTAATGGTAAAGATGCTCAAGAAATTGAAGCAAGAACTGGAGCGGTTGAAATATTAGGTGGACTAGATCAATTATATGATGAACGTAGTATTGATATAGAAGATACAGGAGATAGTTTTAGATTAAAGATTAAAGGTAAAAGAAAAGGATCAGAGCAAGGATTTGAATTACCAATTGATGCAAGATCATATATAAGTTCAGATGAAGGTGGCGCTGGAGGATTTTTACAAAAAGTGGAAAACTTAGATGAGTTTACTAAAATGTCTAAGAAAAATATTGTTGATGAAAAAGGTAATTTAAAAGAAAACTTTTTAAGTCAAAATATTGAAACTGCAAAAATAAATGATCAATATCGAATTGTGTATGGCCAAAGATTAGATGCAGATGGGGTTAGAAAAGAAATACAAAAACAAGCCAGTATTAAAGCTTCTGGTTATTTAAGGGCAGATAAGGAATCTAGTTTACGATCTTTAATAAATTATACCTTAAAACAAGGACCAGAATTTTACGATACAAAATTTAAAGGTCTACAAACAGTTGAAGAAAAACAAGAAATGCTAACTGAGTTATTAACCAATCAAGCTTTTAATTCTATAACTTCTGATTTACATAGAACAAAAGAAGGGGATAAAGATGTTTATTGGGGGCCAAATTCAAAAGTAGATTTAATAGAAACAGAAACCACAAGCAAAAGCAATAAGAAAGGTGGACTTAATTCTGGAAAAACAACTATTGTAAAAAACTCTATATTAGATCCTGAGGAAATAGATGCCTATGCTAAAAATTTTAATATGCTGGTGCGTAATAGAGAAGGCCAATTTGTTGTAGATTATCCAGGACCAGAAGGCGGAACTGGAGAAAATGAAACTTTTGCTGTGGAAAAAGGAAAAATAATTAGTGACAAAAGAAATGTTCCGTTTAAAAGCACAGAAGAATTTAAACAATATTTAAAAAGTAAAACTAGAAAAACAAAATTAATTAAATAATTATAGTATGTTAGAATATGTAAATGAAAATGGTGAATCTTACACCGAGGATGAAATAAATCAATTTGCAAAAGATAATAAAATTTCTATTGACGAAGTAATTAAAAAAAATAAGCTAACTGCTAAAAAACAAAGCCAAACCGTTAAGCCGGGAAAGCAAAAAACCGTTGCGGAAAAGGATGTAACTGTAACGGGAATAAATACGGCATCCAAATCGGGAAATACTTCTTCGGTTTCCAAAAAGCGTAAATCATTATTTGACCAAGGTATAGAAACATTTGCTCCTGATCTTAAAGCCTCTTTTGAGGAATCTATGAATAAAACCATACAAAAAAAGAAAAAGGAGAAAGTTGCTTTTGAGACGTCTATAAAATCTAAAGGAATTCCAGGAACAGGTAGTAATGAAATAATTGAACCAACTATAGAGTCTGAAAAAGATTTACAAAAAACTATCAAAGAATCTTCTAAAGATAAATATTACCGATTACAACAATTAGGTAATGGATTACATCCTAGTTTATCCCATGAAGAAGGTGATGTAGCATGGGATGAAAATGGTCTTAAAGGACCATCAAAATCTTATGTGCAAAAAGTTCAAGATGAAGCAGAAGCAAAAAAGCAAGAAGAAGAAGACTCAAAGTTAAATAATTATAGTGATAAATTAGGGGATAGCGTTTGGTCTACTCAAGAAGATTTAAACAATTACCAAAATAATGAAATATGGAATGCTTTAATTCCAGACGATCAAAAAAATCAATTAGGTAGTTCAATGGCTCCTGTGAAATTAACTAGCGAAACCTCTGTTAATCCATTAGGAATTGCGGATCAATCCCAAGAAATGGTAATTGACTGGAGCACAATACCAGATGGCGACTTAATTATAAAAGGTTTACCTACATTACAAAATAAATGGATTACTAAAAATGGACAAGTTCAATTGCAAAATGATCAGGCTGCTGGCATTGATCCTTATGCAAAAGCGCTGAACAATGGTAAATTATTTTTATCCACAAATGAAAAGAATTTACAAAAAAATCAAAGTTTATTATTACTTGCTAAAAAAAATAATAATAAGTCAGAAATAGACAGATTACAAAATGAAATCCAAAAGCAAAGAGACGAATTATCATTAGGTGGAAATTTATATGACCCTGCAACAGGTAAGTTGCTTACTGTAACTGATAAAAGAAAGGTTATTGCTAAAAGCAATGAAAAAGCAAAACAGATTGCAAATGATACACCATACACGGTGCTTAATCAAATGCAAGCTAAAACCTATTATGAGTTATTGGCATTGTCAAAAGAAGCTTATAAAAGGAAAGATAAAATTTATCGTTCTGAAACAGGATTAGAAAAAATAGGTACATTTTTAAAAAGTATTACACCAGGTATATCAAATGGATATTATGATGATGTTAAAAACTTAGAATCCATTGCAAAAACTGGGTACTTACCTAAAACATTAAATGAATTACCTGGCAAACATCCTATTTCTGCAGCTTTTAATAAAAAATTGCAACAATACATTACTTTAACAAAAGCAATGGAATTAAATAATGATCCAATTACTACAGAATCTAATAGTAGAGCAGTAGACTTTTTAGATCAAACATTTAAAGCATTTACAAACCAAGGACATTATTCCGCTGTTGGGCCAGTTAATAGAAAAGAAGCTGCAGTTGCTTTTAATGATATGATGGCTACTGCGGGATTTGAATATAAAAATAAAGATGTAGTTGATAAAAAAGTTGAACAAACATGGAAAGATATTGCTATAGGGAGTACAGCTGAAATGACTCCTTTGATCGCGGCAATGTTCTTAACAAAAAAAGTTACTGGTCCCCAAATCACTCAAGCAGGGAATATTGCTACAAAAGTTGTACAGAATTCACTTGGAAATACTAAGGCGGTTAATACAGCCACAAGATTATTTATAGGTGGATTAAGTGAAGCTGCTCATATGAAAATAGCAGATAAAGTTTTACAACCAACCACCGGAGCGCCCGCAACAGACGGTACATTTGCTTTTTCATTAGGAGTAGGAAATGTAGTAGCAGAAGACTTAATAAAAACAATGGTAACTAAAAAAATACCTTTTGTTACACCTGTGTTAGCTACATTAGCAACCAAGTCTAAACTTGGGAGTAAGGTTGGAGAAGTAGCATTAGGGGCGGCAATTGGTACCGCTACTATGAAAGTTGCTGAAGGAGCCGCATTAGTTAAAGATCAATTATTAGCAAAAGGTCAATTAGATCAAGCAAAACAGTGGGAAGAACTTACTGATAAGCAACATTTAGCGGGTACTTTTTGGTCAATGACCTTATTAGGCGGATTTGCTCCTAAAGGATTTTATGATGCATTAAAATCTGATATAAAATCTATCCCTGTGTTTAATACAGAATCTATAAGAGCAGGTAAATTATTAGATATAGATCATAAATTACCTGATAATACAAAAGATTTAGTAAATAGAGACAATGAAATAGATACTGCTGAACAAAAGGCTTTAGATAATTTAAATAAAAAATATAAAAATTCTACTGACTTTGAGACAATGGCAAAAGAAGAAGTAGAAATTAGAAAAGCAGCTAATGTTTTAAGGGGTGATCTTGAAATAAAAAATGCTAAATTAAATATTGAAGCGGGTCATGAAAATTCATCTTTAGCCGATGTATGGGTTGCAACTAATAAATTAAAATACGGTGAACAACTAAATGGTGCGGATGCTCATGCTTTATCTATCACTCCCTCTTCTATAATTAAAAACCAATTAGGGCTTAATTCTAATGACCCTTTATATAAATTTATTAAAAGAGAACAACAAGAAGCTGAATCATATGGTAAAAAATTAGACGATGCTGGCATATTTGGAGATACAGAAGAAAGAAAAGAATTACTAGGAAATTACTTTAAGGCAAGAGATATTTATAGAAAAATAAATGACTTAAAAATAGACTCTAAATCAAATCCTGCTTTTGAAAATTTAAATAACTCAAAAATACAAGAATTTGAAAAACAATTAGAAGAATTAAACAATAATAATAATGAATTATTAGAATCCCATAAAGTAAGAACAGATAGAGATTTTAATATAGATTTACAAGCGGCTATTGATTTAGCAGAAAAAACCGGTAAAACACCACCTGTACAATATGGTACTACAAAAGAATTTATTGATGCTTATAAAGAATTAAATGAAGGAAAAGAGCCTTCTGCAGATTCTAATGCATTTTTTCATAATGGTGTTATGCATATAAATGTTGAAAGAGGTAAAGAGCAAAGATTAGTCGGAACATCTACTCACGAGGGCACCCACAGTGTTTTATCAAATTGGATGAAAGATGAAAAAGGAAATCTTACTCAAGAGGGAGTTGACTTTATTGATGACTGGAAAAATAAGTTATCGCCAAAAGAACGAAAAGTAATTGATGATCGTATAAATGAAAACTATAAATACGACAAAGATGAAGAAGGTAATATTATTTTAAGCACTGAAAAAGATAAAAAAGAATACTACGAGGAATATTTAACTGCTTTTGTTGAAGCAGTTAGAGAAGGTAAAATAACCTATAAGTCTGATTCATTTGCTAAATTAAAAGCACCATTTGAAAAAATACTGTCAAGCATCGGCTTTAAAAATCCTAAATTTTTACCTGGCGAAAAAGGTTTAAAAGAAATGTACGATATGTTAAAAGATATTGCTGAATCTGGTAAACAAGGCAAAGCAAGTGAAATGGCTGTTGAATTTGCCAATAAAAGAGGTGAAGCACCAGAAAATGGAAAAATATCTTTTTCAAAAGCAAAAGCAGCAGAAGTACAAAAGAAAATAGATAAATTGGAAGATCAATTTGATAATGATGAAATTGATTATGATACCTATTCTAATAATCTTGATACTCTTGAAAAAGAACTTGAAAAAGCTAAAGCTTTACCTGAAGAGGAAATAAAACCTGTTATTAAAAAAGAAGAATTATCAGACGAAGACGAAGTTAAAGAAATAATAAAATCTGAAAAAGGATCTATATCATCTAATAAAGTTCAAGAAATTTATGATAAAAAAGGCATTTCTGGCGCAGATGAAATTATAAATTTATTTAAACCAATTACAAAAAGGATTGTAGATAAACGTAGAGATGCTCCTGGGTTTGATAGAGAATTATTTACAGATGAAATTGAAACTGGTAAAGGAGGTATTTTAGATTTAATTTCTAAATATGATCCAAAACAAGGCACTCCATTAGCGGCTTATATTAATAAATATTTACCTGTAAGAGCAATTGCTACATCAAGAAGATTACTAGATAGTGACTTTAAAAAAGACATTACAGAAGAAAAAGGTTTAATGGCTGAAGAAACTGCTTCTGAGGCAAAAGAAAAACCAAAATATAAGAATGCATTAGAGTCAAAAGTTTTTGAGCCAGAAGTCTTAAAAACAATGTCTGATAAGGTCTTGACCACTCTTCGTACATTAAAGTCTCGTATTGATGCTCCAATATCCTTGAATCGTACAGTTACCCCGTTAATTGCAGAGATAAGAGATTCGATGGGTAAACAATTGGACATTGATGTTAAAAAAGCAATGGGCGGTAAAAAAGATAATGAATTGGTAAATTGGTTATTGAAAAATAAACGTTACATGCTTGAAAACATGACCACTACATGGTTGATGGGTGCAAATGGTCAAGGTGGTATTCCACAAGCAATACAAAAAAGAATTGATGGTAAATGGGTAAGTTATCCTGAATGGGTTGATAAAAAAATAGATAGAGAATCTGTTTCAACTGATAATGCAGGTAGAACGTCTGGCGCTGAATTAGTTAGAAGATTACCTAATGTATTTAATAATGTATCTGATACAGATTACTTAGGACAATTTGTTGGTCCTGATGGAAATCCACTTCGTGGAAGAAAAGAATCAGGAGCTAAAGCGGTTGCAGAAGAACTTGCGTTTGACTTAATTATTAAAGACTTTGAAGAAGATGGTCCATTATCACAAGCTTTATCAACAAATCAAGAAAGATTAGGAATTGAATTAAGTGGCGCTCTTGAAGCAGAATTTAATAGACAAGTTGAAAGAGGTAATGTTAAATTTTCTAAAACATCTGATCGTAATACGGCTTTATTCTTATTAAAAGAAGGCAACTGGAATAAAGATTATCCAGAGTTTGTTGAATTTAAAAATTCATTAAGACCTGAAGAACGAAGAAGTTTAAATGGCTTTTTAAATGGTACTAAATCATTACAAGATAAATATGATGAAGTATGGAATAGAAATGCAGGAGTTAGATATGAAAAAAATACTTATTCTGCTCTTAGAACTCAATTAAAAGGGTATTTAAATAAAACAGGAATTGAATTAAAGGAAACTGTTCCAGATAGATTTAATAGTTTAAAACCTGATTTAGAATTAGTAGATAAAAAATCAAATAATAATACTATTATTGAGTTAAAATCTAATGCAAGAGATTACATGGGAAGTACCAGTAATAGTTACTTTTTAAATTCGAATAGTAAATTTACAAAAGAATTTGAAGGATTAAATAATTTATTAGAAGCTCAAAAAGCAAATAAAAGTAGAACTGCATTTATTAATAATTTAATAAAATTAGCAAAAGAAGGAAGTAAAGATGTTAAATTAACAGAAGGAGGAGGAATTTTAATAAGCAATAAATTATATAAGGAATTAGATAGAATAGATACTATAACAAATGCAAAAATTCCTGTTAAAGCACTTGCTGATATAAATCCAGGTAAAGATGTTTTACAAATAGAAAACGTTGGTGCTTTCGCTTTTCCTGGTAGTAATATGGCTGAAACAGGATTAATACCTATTCTTAAAGGTGATATATATGTTTCAACTGAATTTAGAACACGAAGTGTTGGTAAAGGATGGAGAAATTTAATAGAAAGGGCTTATTTCAATCTTGAGCCAAACTTTAGTGAAAAAACAACAATTAGTTTAGACTCAACTCCAGAAAAATTTTTAGATGCCGTTAAATATTCTGGTGAATTAGTTAATGGTAGAAGGGATAATAATACAAGTGAATCTACATTAAATTCATTAACACCTGAAAGAGACACAAAAGGAATTGGAGTTTTTGATTTTGATGACACGGTAGGACTCACTAAGAGTAATGTGCTATACACAATGCCTGATGGTTCCACTGGTAAATTAAACGGAGCGGAATTTGCAAGGGAAGGATCAAAATTATTAAGTGAAGGCGCGCAATTTGATTTTTCTGAATTTAGCAAAGTAGTTGAAGGTAGGCCTGGCCCAATGGTTGAAAAACTTAAAAAAATGTTAAGTAAGTTTGGAAATAAAGATATGTTTATTCTTACTGCACGTCCAGCCGATTCTGCTGGTCCTATTAAAGCATTCCTAGACTCTATAGGTATTGATATTCCCATAGAAAATATTACTGGATTAGGGAACAGTAGCCCACAAGCAAAAGCAGACTGGATGGTTGAAAAAGCAAATCAAGGGTATAATGATTTTTATTTTGCAGATGATCATTTAGGAAATGTTGACGCTGTTAGAAATGCTCTTGATGTACTTGATGTTAAATCAAAAATTCAACAAGCACGTGCTCAATTTAGTAAATCATTAAGTAGAGATTTTAACCAAATTATAGAGGATACTAAAGGAATTGAAAGTTATAAAGTGTTTTCAGATGTTGTCGCTAGAAGAAGAGGGGCTAAAAAAAATAAACTTGATTTATATGTTCCGCCATCAGCAGCAGACTTTGAATTGTTATTATACAACTTCATGGGGAAAGGGGCTAAAGGTGAAGAACATAAAAAATTCTTTAATGATGCATTGCTAAAACCATATATAAATGGTAATGATTTAATGGACGCAGCAAGACAATCAATTAAAAGAGAATATAAAAAATTAAATAATCAATTTCCTGAAGTACGAAAAGAATTAGAAAAATTAACGCCTGATGGAGATTTTACTTATGATCAAGCAATACGTGTTTCTATATGGTCTGATAATAATGTGGAAATACCTGGCTTATCAAAAAGAGATCAAAGAAAATTAACTGATCTTGTAAATAATGATCCAGAACTTTCTGCTTTTAAACAAGGGCTTATAATTACTGGCAGACAAGGTAAAGGATGGATTGCCCCCGGAGAGCATTGGGATTCAAGTACTATTATATCTGATTTACATAATTTGACAGAAGGTGAAGGTAGAAAAAAATTCTTAGGTGAATTTATTGACAATGCAAAAGCCATGTTTGGTGAATGGGATAATGGTAAATTAGTTGGTCCTAATATGAACAAGATCGAAGCTGTTTATGGAACTAATGTTAGAGAGGCTTTGGAGGATTCTATTTACAGAATGACTACTGGTAAAAATAGAAGTTTTGGTAAAGATGCGGAAACAAGTAGATGGAGCAATTGGGTTAATGGATCTACGGGGACTATTATGTTTTTGAATACTAGATCTGCTGCATTACAATTATTAGGAGCTGTTAACTTTTTAAACTTTAGAGATAATAATCCAATAGCCGCTGCAAAAGCTTTTGCTAATCAACCACAATATTGGAAAGATTTTGCCCGTATTTGGAATTCAGATAAAATGAAAGAAAGACGTGGCGGTTTGAAAGAGGATGTTGCAGCTGCTGAAATTGCTAATGCTGCTGCAGGAAGTAAAAATAAAGTTAATGCTGTAGTTTCTTATTTATTAAAAATAGGATATACTCCAACGCAAATTGCGGACAGTTTTGCAATTGCATCAGGGGGAGCGCCATTCTATAGAAATAGAATCAAATCTTATCAAGCTGAATATGAAGGAAAACCTAGCGAACCAATACAAAGAAAATATACAGATGAAGAGGCAGAAAAATTAGCATGGCAGGACTTTACAAAAGTGTCAGATGAAACTCAACAATCAGGTGATCCAAAAGATATATCAAAACAACAAGCAAGTGGAGCAGGTAGGCTACTCCTCACTTTCCAAAATACTGCAATGCAGCAATCGCGTATTGTTAAGAAGGCTTATTTAGATTTAAAAAATGGAAGAGGTGATGTTAAAACCAATATATCAAAAATAGTTTATTACCTTACAGTTCAAAACTTAATGTTCTCTGCTTTACAACAAGGATTATTTGCAGTGGCTTTTGGAAATGAAACAGATGATTCAGATGATGATAAAGAAAAAGCTAAAAAAGCAAATGATAAGAATAAAAAATTATTTGAAGTTGCAGATGGTGTATTAGATTCTATCTTAAGAGGAACTGGTTTCATTGGGGGTATAACTGCTACAACAAAAAACATGATCCTAAAATATATGGAGGAACATGAAAAGAAACAAGCTGATTATGCTAAAGTTGCATTTGAATTTGCAAATATTTCACCACCAGTTGGATCCAAACTTAAAAAACTTTATAGTGGATTAAATCAAACTAAATATGATAAAGATCTTATAGAGGAAAGAGGTTGGGGGATAATGCAAGATGGTAGAGTTCATTTAGGCCCAATGTATTCCGTAACCGGAAAAGTTGTGGAGGCTACAACAAACTTACCTATGGATCGTTTGCAAAACAAAATAGAAAATGTTTCTCAAGCATTAAATTCACAAAATGAAGCATGGCAAAGAATGATGATTGCCGCTGGATGGAGTCCATATAGTGTTGGAATTGAAGGGACGCCTGGTGATTTAAAAATCCAAGCTGCAGGAAAAGCTCAAAGAAAAGAAGAAGGCAAAATTAAAGCCGAAGAATCAAGAGAGCGTAAACGAGATTCAATAAAGAATTTGCCTTTTGGTGAACAATTACGTTTAAAAAGAGAAGCAAAAATGAAAAGAATGCGTAATAAATCAAGAAAAATGGGTTGATAATAATAGGCAACATACCTAAGTACCCATAAATAAAAAGGGAAGCTGTAATTAGCCTCCCTTTTTTTATTTAATTAAATTTCTAGTTTAGGGTCATCGCTGACCTTTTCTTTTGCTTTTTCTGTTAATGTTTTAATTGCTTCGTCATATCCAGGCATTAACTTAACGGCTTCTAATGTTCCAGCTGCTAATGTAGTTATATGTTGTTGCTCATTCATTATTTGCTGAAGCACTCTAATTACTGCTTCAAGCTTATTTTTCATTTCAATTAAACTTTGTTCTTTCATTTATTTACTTTATAAAATATTACAAATACTTTTCTGCTTTTTACAAATTCATTTGGGTATTTACTGTGAAAATAATTACATGGGTAAGATATTAACCTATTTTTTTTATGTCCTATTATAGACTTTAATGTCCATTTTTCAAGATCATTTGAATCTTCATTTATTAATTTATTAAATTTTTCAAGTGATATATTTTTAAATGTATCACCATAAAGTTTATGTTCCCAAAAAGCCGTGCCATTTAAATTATTATGGTTATTGTCTGAAATATACAATACAGCAGCTCGATCGGGTTGTTGGCCTTCTATAATAGAATCGTTATGTATTCTCCAATCATTATCTTGTCCTTCTTTTGCCTCTCTAAAAAAACCTAGTATAGGCATCACCATGTTTCCTTCTATTTCAGAAATACGATTACATATCCAAATAATAAAATCTGTAGAAGCGTGCTTCACCCAGAATGATTTTCCGGGTGTCACAACTTCCTCATAATTAGATCTATCTTCCTCAATACAATCTAATAACTTTTTTGGTAAAAAATCATCTTTTATATATATCATAATTATGTTATTTCACAATTACCTCCGCCGCAAGCGACTGAATCACTAAAGTTAGTATTGTCTTGAATTTCTACAACTTTTGATAGATCAACATTTTTTAATGTAGACATCATTTCTTCGTAAACTTCTTTAGTACAATCTTCAAATGGTGTTTGCTTGTAAGTTCCGCCGTGATAAGGCAATACAGATAAACCATTATAGTATTCTTTATTCGCCCACATCCATTCACCAATAATCTTCCACTCATCATCACGAACAGAAACTGTACACGAAACATTGTGTGTATTATTACCTTTTGAATGACCTTGTTTAACCCAATCTTTAGAAATTAATTTAACTCTTTCTAATAAATCTAATGTTGATTCATGTCTTGTTATGGCTCCATATGGAGACTTCTGTGGAACAGAAATAACTGACTGTGATGTTGGATTAAAATATTCATCTTCTAACAATTCTGGATGATTTATAGCAAGGTAAGAATAGATTGCTTCATTCTTGCCCAATCGCATACGGCGGATATAATAATCATTATGCCAAGCATGAATCCCACTACTAGTACCAAGCACCAAAGAAGTTGTCCCAGCTGGTTTAACAGCCGTTGTACGGGCCGCTCTGTTGATATTAATAACTGCTGAGATAACGTTATTGGTGTCTTTAACAACTTGAGCAGCTTCTTCATAGTTTAAATTTAAATTAGATTCTGATGCAATACCCGTCATTGATACTCCAAGTAATGCGTCTTTTTCTGTATTTTTTCTCCATATATCACGTAAGTAATGAAAGTCTGAATATGACGCTTGTAAAGTTCCTAAGAATGCTGCAGCAGATGCACGAGCATTAAAGTCTTCCTGATTTTCAATGTCAGCCATATTGATCTCAGTTAAATTACAAAACTGATATGGTCTCAATGCAATCTCACAACAAGGATTAGTTCCCCAATCTTTATCA